TACTTGATTTATCCCAAGTACGAGTTTCTGGTCTTGGATTTAATCCTTGTAAATATGCTTGATTACCAGCCCATTTTTTTCCAATAGGAGATTTTAACCAATTTTCAATTCTTATAACATCATCAAGTGTTCGTTGTTCCAAGAGTGAACCATAATCTAATGGTGTACCTACTGCTCTCGGATGTGGTGCATTAGAACTTGGATTTGAATCACCATATCTTTGACCTATATCTTTTCTTATGTATGGTTGATATGTGTCTGGTAATTCTTCTGTCCAACTCCAAGTAAAAAGGTGTTTTCCAAATAAATCAACCTCGCCCCCACCTGCGGCCGCCCCAGCAAGATCTGGTAGTCTCATCTCTGGACTTACAGGCAATGGTCTAAAATTCTTTAAACCTACTCCTTTATATGGCCAAAGTGGATTATTAAAGTTGTGTGATAAAAATCTTGCTGCTAAAGTAGTTGCTTCAAAGCTGTCGCTTAAATAATATGTAGTCTCTCCACTTCCTCCAGTAAATGAATCAGATGGTATATATTTTGCTCCCCACGAAAATCCAAACTGAGTATCAATATTATATGCGTATAAATTATTTGGATAGTCCGCGGGAATATTAAATGTTCTTTGTGATTCACCTCCTGTTTCTAATAATATAGATTCAAAATCAGAAGGAATTGTATAGTCTCCATCTGCATTTTGATAAACTGATTGATGTGGTGTTCCTAATGGATCAGATACATCTAAATTAGCAAATTGTAAAGCTCCGCCACCAATTGCAGATGCCTCCGTAACATCACTTGGAATATGAAGTGAACCACCCTTCCAAGGATAAGTAGCTCCCGTTTCATCAAATGTATCCGTAGATAATGGTAAATTTGAAAAAGTAACATTATCTATACTATTATACACTTTATAGTTTTTATCTCCAGATGTCGTATCTTCTTGTGTTCCTGATATAAGTCCTAATTGATGAAAAATACTATTAGGGTGTGGTGCACCTTTAATATCACCTTCAAAATGATGAATAGAATCTGTAAACTCTGGAATTGTATAATGATTAAATACATTTCTTGTTTTATCATAGGATATTGGAATAGTTATATCAGGTGTTCCCCAAGTAGTAAAATCTGGTGTAGTTAAATCGGCTGGTGCCAAACCAAATGTTGCTGATAAATTATCTGATGCAGGTGGTGAATACTGACTTGATAAATTTTCTACATCTACAGGTGTAGTCATAAAATCATAAACAGGAATATTATCAACCCCTATTGCCAATACTGTATCTTGTGAACCTATATGAATAGAACCGCCTTTCCAAGCCTCATCTTCTCCAAATAAATTATCACCGTATGGTATATTTACAAAATTAGTAGTACTCTGTTGATAATGATCTTGATAATGGTCGTATAATCTACTACGAAGTTCGGTATAATCAAATACTTCTGAAACTCCTGTATTCACACCAAGTCCAATCACGGATGGTGTAATAGGTACGATATCTCCCCGTGCTCCTATATACAATCCACTATAACTTGCTAATGGTACAGTTAAAAAATTACTACCATGTGCACCTGCATGATGTGGTGTTTCGTCAAATGGTCTTGAATCACTCTGTGGTCCTGTTGCAGTTATTTGTGGAATATTATATGGTATTGTATCTGGAAAATCATATGTACCAAGGAATGGAAAATTTGGTGAATCAAATTGATATCTACTCAATATAGCACTTCCACGACTAAATGACTTAAATGTAGGTATAGATGGTTCTGTAATATTTGAAATATACATATCACCACGATTAAATCCTGATATATGGAATTGTGTCCCATAACTTTGATGAATTTGATCCGTATTAGTATATTGTGAACTTATAATTCCACCTACGGTATTAAATTGACTACCGAGTATGTCATCATATCGTTGAGTATTAATCGTAAATTCTGGTGATACTCCAACTGAATATATTGTATGTCTTAATGTATTTAAACTTAATACGGGTGGTTTACCAGGTGCTAAAAATGAATCGGTCATGTCAAAGGAAAACCCAAGTGGTAAAGTTCCCGTTCCCCAAGAACCTTTAACTCCACTAAAAAAATCAACTGGTCCTGTTTGTACTCCATTATCAAATGGTGTATAGGGCCACCCAACTCTATCTGTCATTAAAGCGATTGCATCTGCATTAGGTCGTGGAAAAGTTTTATGTCCAGTAATAATAATATTACCAACTGTAAATGTTTGTGGTGTATCAATAGGATATTTACCAAAACCTACTCCATCATCAAATTTACTATGTTCTTCTTGATGTGGTGGTTGTGCTGGAGTTGGTCCAACCGTTCCACCATGTCTACCACTTATTTGACTGTGATTAAGTCCAGTATCCTCGTGGTTTGTCCAAATAAAATTTTCTAAATTTTCTGTTAATTTTAATATACTCATCTTATCTATTTGCAAATGCACCTTCTATTGATGATATTGTTTTTTTAACATTTGTTTGTGTTGAATCAAACGTTGGTTGTTTCTCTAATAATGTAATTACTTTATCTAATTTATCTGATGTTCTCTTATCTGTAACAGTTACCTCTCGTCTAATTTTATCTGCATCACTAACTAATTGTATTTTAGTAACTCCACCCCTGAACCATGAACCTACCTCATTATCTATAGATAAATCTGAAAATGCTTCCATTGAATCTGTTAATAATCTCATTGCCTGTGCTGTTGTCGTCAATCCAGGCCCTAAAGCGGCAAATCTTTGAAATTTCTTAACTGGATCACCACCAAAAAAGTTTCCAATAGAAGATAGAATTCCACCTACTGCACTACCAGCACCAAACCCAACTAACGCTGCTCCAATTTCTATTATACCTAACGCTGCCATACCTAAACCACCTTCTCTTCCCATTTCAGCAAATTTCTCAAAAGTAGTATAAATTGAAGTAAAAACTCCGGTAATTAATCCACTAATAGCTTCAATTATTCCTATGACTAAATCTTTAAATATTGTAAACGCATCTATAAGAACACCACCAACTACAGCTGCCAAATCAACAACATAAGGAGCAAGTCGAATTATCAAGTCTACAAGTACTCCTAAAACATCCAAAAGTAAACCACCAACTACTTCAGCAAATATCCTAAATCCTTTTTCTCCATATTCTATTGCCTTGAACAATGCATATAAACCAATTGCAAAGGCAATCATAGCCAAAACCAATATACCAATACCTACTGCAATGACTGGGGCTCCTGTTCCCAGTGCAGTTAATCCCGCGGCTAAACCAACAAGTCCACCACCGGCTGCAGCGCCACCTGCTCCCATAGCAGCTAAAATAGGTGGAAGTAATACAAATGCTGCGTAAATCAATCCTGCTGTAATTAACCATCCTTTAAGCTTATCCCAAATTGCTACTATTTTTTCTTTAAGACTCGTAAATACTTGTCCAATTGAAAATCCCTCTCCTTTTACAGTTCCCAATTCTTTCACCCATACTGCAAATTCCTTAGCTGTATCAGACACCCATTGAAAAATTGGTTCTATAGCCGCTGAAAGTAATATTATTTCATCTTTTCCCATTTCGAATTCACCAGTCATGTCACCAGAAATTGACATTATTTCCATAAATTTTTTACCCATCGGAGTAATATACTGTTGATATAATGATTGAAAAACCTTAACAATTCCTTGCCATATTTTTTGTATATTATCAGTAACTTGTTCATTTTGCTTCTTTTTTGCTAAATCTTTAGCACTCATAGTCATAAGTTTTTCTTCTGCTGCTACCATTTTACTTAAATCTGTAAGTGATAGTCCGGCCGCTTCTGCCAAAGCTTCTCGTTGAACTACATTCATCCTACCAAATTCTGCTTCAGAACCAACTTGTTTCATAATTGCTTCCATCGCTTTTTCATGTTTACCTTCAAACATTAATCGCCGAGCTTCTTCCATATTAACACTTCGTCCTAACAATACAGAAGCTTCCATTTCAGCGTTTATTGATGATTCAAAATCTAATAATTTTTCTGATGCTCCACTAACAGTAGACATACTCATACCTAACTTCTTTGCCCATGTAGCTGCTTTTATAATATTCTTTCCACCATCTTTCATATGTCCTGCAAAAAAGTCCGTATCACCAGCCACTTCTTCCATAATTTTTCCAACTGGAACACCTGACTTCTGAATAGATTTCATTTCTCCTGCCATATCTTTCAATAAAACATCTTTAGTAGAACTTGATGTTGATTCCATCATAGCAGCAATTTGTGCTGCAGATGAAGTTGATACTCCATACATTCTTTCTAAATCATTTGCAGCTGTAATAGAATTTTTGGTTTCTTCATTTATAACTCCCCATTCTTCTACAAGTGCACCTGCTCTAGCCCGTACATCTTCTACACTCTCGCCGTACATAAATGAACCAGCAGCTGCTTCTCTTGTGGCCAAATCTAAATCCATTGCAAATCCAGCACCAACTCCAAGTTCTTTTTGCATTGCTACTGCACCTTTAACAATTCCAATCAAATGTTTACCTACTGCCATAACTCCAACCGCAAGTAATCCTATTACTGATTTAATAGGATTTGCCTTAATAACACTCCAAGCATCACTTACCTTTTCCTTAATACTATCCCATCCCTTTTCAAAGTAATTAAGTTTATTTGTTAGTTCGTCTGCTAAATCACCTCTTTCAATATAAGCATCATTTATATCTTCAATGTTATTTAACGAACCTATCTGAAACTGAAGTTGTGCATCGAGTTCTTTTCCAAGTTCTTTATTACTTCCAAAATAATTTTGAGCTATTTTTGCTTGTTCTGCCTCTAAAGATATTCTTTGTTTAGCAACATCTTCTGATGATAATTGTCCTTTAAGTGCACTGTCATATAAATCCAATGTGCCCTTCATTACCTTACCTAATTCTTGATTGTTTTTCTTATCGGACATTGCATTATCTGACCATTGTTTAGATAAATCAGCATATACACCACCCTTATTTATAAGCTTTTGCTGATGTTTATCTAAACCTCGTAGTTCTTTAAGAGTAGCACGAAGTCCATCAAGTGTCTTTGCTTGTTGTGCAGTTAATTCTCCCTCTAACTTGCGCATTTCTTTCATAGCTGCTATTCTTTGTTTAGTTAATTTAATTGCGTCTTTATCTGCCATGAGTTATCTAATTTATCCAATAGAGAAAAATTTTTCGAGTGGTGTTCCTTTGTATCGTTTAGTTATTTGTTTTGATATTCTATCGGATTCTTTTCCTAATTTTTCTAAATCCTTTTCAATATCAGCAAATTTCTTTTTTAATTCTGGATCCTTATCTACCATTGACTTAACTGCTTTCGGAACTCTTTTCCCACTTGCAATCTTAGCCATCAATTTAGAAAGAATAGATTCACGCAATTCATTTTGTGATTTTTTCATAAAAATACTCCAATATAATTATTGTTTTGAGGCTGAATAAAACCTTGGATTGGTTCAATAATAAATATAAGATTATTTATTTTTTGACCGATGGGGGACGAGAAATTCCTTTGGAAGATTTCCCAGAAGCTTTATCATACGCTTCTTTTTCTTCTTGATATGATTTTTCTAATTGTTTTAAATAGAACCTACGGTAAAAAGTAGGCATAGTATAGACTTCAGAATGAGTAAACCCACCCTTTCCGTGAAAACAGAGCTGAAATATTTCGGTGTGTATTAGAGGTCTATCTTTTGGCTGAAGGCCAAAAAAACTGAACGGTCATTGGGACCGTCACCTCCTGATCGAAATCACATAACTCACAAGTAAATAGATAATTCATATCTACATCTGGAGTGATTTCTAATAAATGATTTCTAAATGCTAAAGAATCTCGTGATAAAAATTCATTGTCTACAAAACTATTAACATAAACAGTATCAGATTTACCATCAACAGATACTATTGCTCTTTTTAATCGTGTTGTTATTTCAGGATCTACATTACTTCCACCTGAAATCTTTTTTAAAGCTTTAAGTTCTGCATCAATTTCACGTTCATCGCTTTGAGTGAGTAATTTGTAAGTAATCTTTCGTTTAGACGTAGGAAGTTCAAAATCGAATTCATTTTTTCCACCTTTAAGATGTGAATGATCAATAGATTTTTCTCCTAACTTTGTCAAATCAACATTATCAGTATTTCTTTCACCACATGCAGGACAATTAAGTTCAAATTGATAATCCTTTCCATATCCTAATACTCTTGATGCTACCATTAATGCATTTTTATCACCAATAAGAATATCATCTAAATTAATAGATTCATCTACTACTAATGATTCTAATAGTTTATCAATTACTATTCCTTTCCGAATCAGATTTTGTGATGTTAAAATATCTTCCTCTTTTGCTGTCATATACTTTACCTCAATTTCTCCTTTTGATAAGGAAGATTCTTTTGGATAAAGTACTCCTTTAGAAGGCAAATTTACCATCTCTGTTGGAAATTGGCGTTTTTCTTCTGCCATGTTTTATCTCCTTTGTATTCTATATTGAATTATACAATATAACCAATTATTTAAAACTTTACTGGGTATCAGTTAAGATACCCAGTCAAAATTATTATTTAGGTGATGCAAATTTCTCCGCTGCTGTTACACCCAACCCAACTACTGTAATATACATAAAACATTGAAGTATTTGGTCTTTAATATCAAAACCACCAAATGTATTTGCCCCCCAAGAACAAACTAACATTATAAAAGATGCAAATCCAATAAATCTTTTACTTGAAATTTTTGCATCATCTGACAGCATTTGTGTAAAGAAACTCATATTTTTTTCTCCTTAGAACTGTAAGATAGCGTAATCGTATCTTAGTGTCAAAGTTACATCAACTGGGTCTGTTGCGTTTGACCAATCTAAATCACCAAATGTTGCGTTGGTAATCCATGTTCCTTTTAATGTCCATTCCTCAACTTTATCACCTACTGGACCTAACACATTAATTGTTACATCTTTCTTATAAAAATCCGAATATCCATCGCGACCTGTTACTGATTCATGACCTAACCTTACCCATTCCATTACTGCTTGTGCTCCACTTGGAACAACTGGGTCATATAGAGTTATTTCTAATTCTTCCCAAGAACCCTTACCTTTAACATATCGTTTTACATTGATGTGGTCAAGTTCAATAGTTTCAAAAGCTATTGTAGGTCTATTCGCCGTCTTAATAAGATAAGCGGGAATACCTTCAACATACATGATGTACCGATTTTTCGTTTTCGGTTCAAACGGTGTAAACATTATTTCTGACGGATCTAATAGCTCTGGCATTTTTAATCTCCAATAATTTTTTTTCTCATCTATAAATATCAAAATTATAAAAAATCGTTATATTCATTTTTCATAGTTTTATAGAAGTTTTACTATATACTACATATATAAATATATCGGGCAACAAAAAACCCCTCAAAAAGAGGGGTTTTTGTTTAGTTAATCTATTGATTAAACTTATTCAGGAAATGTAGCTCCTGTTGGTAATACTACGAAGTCCAATACAATAAATTCAGCTGTCCGTGTTGGTTGGATAAATATCTGACCAACAAGTTGATTTCTATCAACAACATCTGGAG